TACCGTTCAGGTGGCGGCGGAGGTGGCGCCCAAGGTGGAACATATGCTCCAGGTGGTGCTGGTGGTGGTGGTGCTTCATTCTATCATCCAAACTTAACAAGCAGTAGAACAGCAACTAACGGTTATGGAAACGCAGGTAATAGAGGTAATGCCGGTGCTGGTGGACAAGGTGTACAGGCAAATACAGGTAATCCAGGACAAGCAGGTAAACTTATTATCAGTTACTAACGGAAACGTTTTTTAGACCACCAAAACTTTTTGTAGCCTTCTTTGAAATGCATTTTTAATTTGTTTTCAATAGCAAATCTTTGTTCTTCGTCAATTGAAGTTTCATATCTTACTATGCTTTTCCAATCTTGTCTTTTGAAAGGAATAACTTGAACTAAAGGCGTTCCCGCTTCTACTAGATGTTCTCCACTAGGAGCATCAAAAACAAAAGGAAAATTAATACGGCTTTGATATTGATCTGTATCAACAATGCCTGTCAAAGGTTGTATTTTAAGTTCTGGTCGGTTAAAAGGTGTTGTAAAAATACAACTATATCCTGGTTTGGTTTTAATCACCCACGGGTTATTCATTTTCCATGCTCTACCACCAGGCATTTGTTCTATAGGTCTAGGCCAAGGATAATCAGGCCCTAGTTGTTCAGCACTGTGACTGCTAATTGCTTCCCAATTATTACTCCAATTAAATTGTACATAAGATGATTCTTCTATACCTTTATCATAAGGATTGTCTACAGTAATTAACAAGTCTGCCCATAACGGAATAATATATCCTGTACTAAATGCATCCTGAAGAGGTACACATTTTTTTGCAGTCATACTAGTATGACCTTCAAATGTTCCATCATTTAAAATTTTAAAACCTACCTTATTTTCATCTCCATCCATGTACGCTGATAAATTTTTATACCATTTAGGCATAAAATTCACAGCAGGCTTTGGTTCAGATAAAGCATGTTTAAATTCGTCTGGACCAACAAACTCTATTATATTTTCTTTATTAAAAAAATTATCTAAAAATTTCATACTAATAAATCCAATACAGTTTGTAATTTATCTTTAATTGACTTATTTTGAAGTGTGTTACGTAATCCTACGTGCAACGGTTTAGGCCAACAGTTTACATTAGTCCAAGCATAACCGCTGTGTTCATCATTTAGCGTAGGAATAAATTCATTGTCTACAATAGCCAAGTAAGTATGAAAGAAAAACTTCGAATCGTTTGACGTAAACATTTCTAATGGAATGACTTTTTTGATAGGTGGTGTTTTTCCAACTTCTTCGGATATTTCACGTTCTAGTGCTTTCCAAGGAGTTTCATTACCTTCTGCTTTACCACCAACAAGTCCCCATTGACCAGCAGTTTTGGTCTTGGTACGTTCTAGGAAAAGAAATCGTTTGGTATTACGTGCATAAAATAATGCACCACTACAAACAATGTTTTTGTCTTTTAAAGTACTATTCTCCATGATCCTGCAGGATATTCTCCTTCATAACTTTTTAACCATGCGCCAGTTTCATTTGTATATTTGTACTGTACGCCTGTATATGTATTAGTTATGTAGACAGGTTCTTGGGCCACACTAGAATCGGCACGCTCTTCATTTGCACTTGCGTCAAATGTAATTTCCCAATTTGAGCCGTTCCATGTTACAATGTCATTTGCCGCACCTACTGTTTGATCTTTCCAAGCAAATGTATCTGGGTTTGGATCATCTAGCAATAGATATCTTGTACCTACAGCAAGACTTGCTGTTTCTGGATTGAAACTTGTAGGATCAATAATAGCATCAACAGTACCTCTACTGTTTATACTATCACTTAATACTGTATTCTCTGGTACTGTGTCAGCATCAAAACTCAAAACAAGTTGTGTTTCATCTGTAGGATTTACACTTGCAGTAGCAACAACTTCGTTACCATCAGATTTTGCTAGCCTAATAGTGCTTATACCAGCACGGAATTCGCCCGGGTATTGATCTAATACTTTGAACCAACTTATAGGTTCGCCTAGTTTTGTTGGCACACCGTCCTGTGATGTTGAACTGTTTTCGTGTGCATCCATAAGTTTTGCTACACCATTAAGCACAAGTAAACCAAAATTATTTGGAGTTACACTTTGGCTTGTAATTGACTCACCGTCAATTAATCCTAGTTGTATTCCACCGTCGTCATCAAAAACACTCATAACAATCTTTTCGATAACACCAAGTTTCTTGATTTTTGCTGGAGGTGTAATCCATATAGGCATAGTAAAAGTTAATTCGCCTATGTCAATTTCTGTATCAACACCTTGTGGAATAGTTCTTGTGCTAAAATTAACACTTGAAAGTTCTATCAAACTCAAACTGGTCCAATCTATATAGTTTGCTGTGCTTTGTATTTCTAAACTAGGATTAAACAATACCAATATCTGTTCCATTATTTGTAATTTTTGATCAGTGTTTGTACTCCACACATCACATTTCATTTGAAGATTAAATGGTACAGGCATTAGTCTTTCTACAGTATAACCAGGACCTTGAGCACCAGTGTACTGTTCTGTATTGTCGTCATAGTACCTTTCTCTAATATGTAATTTGTTTACATGAGTAGGATTTTGAATTCTATCTCTAGAATATTCTAAACCTTGGATATATGTCGCTATTCTTGGAGCACTTACAACTTTGTTTTCGCTATTGTCTCTAATAATATTTGCAACTTGTCTAGTTAAATTACCGTATGTACAAGGAACTTTACGCAGTGTTCCTGCATTGTCTTTGTAACTGAAATTACTAAACGCACGGATAAACTGTGTTACAAAGCGTCTTATCTGTCCATCATAAAAATGTTGCATTACTTGTTTACCTTTGTATTTTTATCATTGTATCGTCTAGGATTATTATGTGCAGGTGCATAGTAAGTTTTTCCTTTTCTAGTAACCTTTTTTAGACCTACTGTTTTTTCTGTTCCATCAATAGGTATGCCCCATAACTCCTTTAATCTCATTAATTATCCGCCTTTGGTTTAAGTGCTTTAGAAAGACTCTGTCTTTCTTCAACTTCTTTACCTCCGATTGTATTCTTTTTGGTATTGTTAACAAAACCACCAAGTTGACTGTTAGTTGTATCATCACCAACCATGCCCTGTGGATTAGTTAACGATCCTGATCTTACATTATCTTCAAATTTCACCCATCTCTTCCCATTATATCTAAAAAGCCTATTAGGAAAATAATCTGTTCTTAAGAAAAATTCCCCATCAACTGCACCTTGTGGAAATTGTGCACCAAACCCATATGGTTTTCCGTTAGCAGGTAATCCGTCTTCTGTTAAGTATCCTACATAATAATTATTCTTTGGAGATTTAAGAACTGCACTAGTATCTAGTTTAGTCGTGTCAACTTTAATGTCAGTTTGTGATCCTTCTTCTGTTAGAACATTTCCCTCACCATCAGTTGGAACAACAAAATAACTTTTTGTATCATAACCAGGACTAGGAGCATCTGCTTGTGCTTGATCTAATACTGCTTGATTAATTTGCATTTCTTTTTCGTATGTTGAAAGCACATCACGTATAGTAGATCCGGTTCCTTCTCCACTGTCTTTGTTGAAAATTTCTTTAAATTCTTGACTGTCAATTAGAGGTTTACATTTACATCTAATTAAGTGTGGATACCAAGTTTGACTAAATCCTTCGGCGGCTCTGTTAACGTCCTCAATAACATAGAAACGTTTAAGTGCTACTTGATAATCGTTAAGTGCATACTCGTCTTTGAGGTGAGGTAGTTCCAGTACATCTCCACTCATTAATTTTCTTCCAATGTTTTCAACACTTGAATTTAGATGAAAAGTAACAAAAATAGTATCATTTTGCAAAAACATTCCAAACTGTGATAAGTCAAAGTCTAGATCCTGCACATTGTATATTCCACGTAAAACATATACATCGTCTGAATATCGTCTGTCTCTATTCTCTAAAAACAGTAAATCCTGAATTTTTGTTTCAGGCATTGATTCTTCTTCAGCACTTCTGGTATAAGGAGTAGTAGGTGTTGCTTCATCTACACCCGGCTCTTGTGGACCCAAGTACTTGTGAACAAATACATCTGTACCGCCGACCTGAAACGCTTCATTTACATTCTTGTCAATAAAGCGATAATCAGCGGATTTCTCTGGTTTATATAAACTTAATCTCGGCATCGTAATAGTATTTATTGAATAAATATGAGTAACGGAGAAACTGATTACCATGGCAAAACAAACTATTAACACCGGTACAAGCAATGATGCAGGAGATGGCGACAACTTACGCACTGCCTTTAACAAAGTCAATACCAATTTTACAGAAGTATATACTAGAATTGTAGCACTAGAAGACGGTAGTATTACCACAGATGTCCGCGGCAGTTTATTTGCCGATGATAGTTCAATTTTAGTTGATGCTATAAGCGGAACACACTATGGCAATTTTGTTGGTAATTTAAAAGGAAGTTTAGTAGGTGATGATAGCACACCTATCATAGATGGTGTAAGCAGTTCAATAAATTTAAATGGAACTGTTAAAGGAAATATTGTACCAGATACTAATATTGCTTATGACATAGGTAGTTCAACAAAAAGATTTAGAGATTTATATCTTTCAGGTAACACAATAACAATCGGTAATCAAACACTTTCAACAACAGCAACAGGAATTACAAGTTCAGGTACGCTAACAGCAAACACTATTCAGTTAGGAACAGCAACAATCACATCAAGCGGTAGTGGAATACAAATTAGTGGTAATCTTTCCACAGGTAGTGGCGTAACAAAAACAGAAGGATTGGTTGGATTTATTTACGATGCCGGTCCTGTTAGCACATTACATAAGATAGATAAAGCACTGTTTAGTGATGTAATTGTGAGAGATTCTAATGGAGCAGTAGATTCTGTTGCCACAGCAAGTGCTCAAGCAACAACTCATACTTTCTTATCAGGCTATCATATTACAGATACTGGCGGTTCAGCAAGATATAATGATAGAACAGAATACAAAAATTATCTAGACGGTAATCCTGCCATAGAATCAGATCCATTTGGAAGTGTAATTAAGGCTGTAACTGATGGTGGCGGCAGTTTAATTGGAGTTGAAGTAGATAAACGTGGCGAAAATGCTGGTCCGGGAGACAATCTAACAGTACAGTGTATTAACCCAAGTCAAGAAACTTTATCAATTGATACAACAGACTCAACAGCATTCTATAACAGTCCATCATATTCGACTGCTTGGAACACAGTATTTCAAGACTATGTTGACAGATCGGGACTTGTACTTGACGGATATCTACGAGATAGCACAGGTCAAGTTCAAGGGTGGACAGGCTACGTAAACGCTAATTGGGATTCAAGTATTTCTAATGTTGCTAGTACATATCCTTGGCTACAGTACGAAAGAAGAGTTATATTAGAATGGACCGGAGGTTCAGAAACTATAAGTCAAAATAGATTGCTAGACGACGGAACAGTTAATCTTCCTGTAACTGCCGGTGGAAAATTTGCTGGTAATGCTGTAGGAGTTTCTAGTTCTTTAGTACTAAAGGTCCAAGAAAGATCAAAAATAATTGCCTATAGCAAAACATATAGTGGAAGTTTCACAATTGATGGACAAACACTTAATGCTACAGTTTCATTTAATCCGTTACAAAACAATTTTGGTACATTAACTGGTGCTACTATCCAGGGTGGCGGTCCTATTCCAGCAGGAACTTTAAGTGATCTTGTTGATGCTGAAACAAATGGTATTGTATTCAATATAGATGATAACGGAACTGTAACATCAGGTAGTGGAGTTACAGGTACTATGGGAGTGTTCATTTATTTTAATGAACTTGGATATAAAGTTTTACCTTTAATAGGAAAATACGAAGACTATCAAGAATCAACGCAAATT